GAATGTGCCTGATGTCCCAATAGGAAGTTATATAAAGGTGGATACTCAATATATACCTGCTTTATATGATAGGGACGAGTTTGAGATAGTTGATGTTTTGATAAGAGGAATGTATGATGCTATTGTGCTGCATGGGTATAAACTTGCACCAAGAAGAGTAAAGTCAAATTTACCCATTAGCAACAGTGTTAATACATAGGAGGCAAGATGAAAGTAAAGAAGCTATGTAATATATCCAATGTTCAGATTGAAGTTGTTCTTACAAATGGAGCAACAATATTTTTGCCTCCGAGACAAGTTCTTGAGAACATAGACATAGGCAACTATACCACCATAGCTAACAAGGTGAAAGCAGAACTTATTTTAATAGAGCCAAGAGAATCAAAAGGTGGTAAGGGAAAGCAATATTTAAAGGGGTAACATGGCTGATGGTGAGACACTTAAAAGGACAGTAGCATTAGCAGGGCATAAGCTGTATTCAGATTATACTGCAATTGTAAAAAATGTTGGCTCTGTTGAGCCTGAATCATTTTATGATACTTGGATTAAAAGATTTGTTATAAGGGCAACACCAGAGTTCATGGTAGGAGTCTGGAAGTATTTTTTAAGTGAGCTGATTCAAGCAAGGGGCAAAAGACAATGGCAATAGCTGTTATTACAGAAAAAGGTAGAATCTCTTTTGAGACTCTTTCAGAGAATGGAAGGGATCGAATTGGTTTTCTTCTTGAGATAGGAGAGCGAGTTCTTGGCACCTCGAACATTAATAATGTTTATCGTTTTGATCAGATAACGGTAAGTGAGACTTTTAATGCAGAAGTTGTTGGTGTAGGTATAATAGTCTCCGATAGCATCTCTGTTAGTGATAGCTCCTCTTTTGGCTTTGCTGTAATTAGTTTTGATGTTGGCGATAGCATTTCTATAGCTGAGACTTGTATACTTGAACAGGACTTTATTTATTTTAATGTTGGCGATGACATACTGGTAACAGAGATTAGAGTTCTTGATTATTCCATAGCTCTTGCTGTGTCCGATGTCATTACACCATTTGAATTCTCCGATGTGGTTATGGATTCTTTGCCAGTTGTTGTATTTGATGGTGTTTCCATTTCTGAATTTGCTGGTGGTTTGCAGAATCCCTCAGGACTGATTCCTGTTGACATCATTAGCATTTTAGAGAATACGCAAGTGTTTATGGATGTGTGGTTTGCTTTAGTTGGAGAAGTATTAACTGTAAGTGATAGCTCGGAGCAATCTATTGATGTGCTTGTTCCAGATGTTGGTGAAAACATACCCATTTCTGAAGTTTATGATCTTTTTGATATTATGGATCTTTTTGAGGAAGATGATCTGGCTATAGTTGAAAACTTTGAATTTGTAGTTGCTTGGCTTGTAACACCAGTGGAAGACATAATTGTTACGGAGAGTGTTGCATTTTATAGATATGGTGTTCCTCAGAGAGTGAGATGTGTTCCTACTCGTAGTGTTGGAGCTACACTGTATACTCGTGAAGGAGTCTGTGTATGATAGACGAAGTCGTAAAAGGAGATTCTTTAGATATTAGATGCGACCAAGGAGAATCAATTGTAGGATGGACGATTCGAGCTGAGATATGGGATGGTGTTGGTAATGTCATCGAGAAAGGAAATACAGCAGCAGGTGGCAATGATGCTCAGATCGAGATAACTGATGAGCTGAATGGAATATTTATTGTTCATATAGGTAAAGGAGAGACTCTTGGCTTTGATGACATAGCTAACGTAGAAGTAGAGGGTGAAGTTATGGGTAAGAAGTATACGATACTAAAAGATGCGATATCATTCCAGCCTAAGAGAATAGACTGGACAACTCCAAGTGAGCATCCATTATGAGCACTGATACAAGTTTTTTAAAGGTTATGGACGCAGCGATAAAGGTGGCATTGTTTAATAGATTCAAGACCATTCTTGGCTTGACAAATGTGAATGATGATGTGGTGCAGTCTCCTAAAGATGTAGCATTTAGACAGATCTCCGAAAAAAGAGGTAGAGCAGTTGTTGAGTTCATAAATGTTTGGAGAGAGACTTCGAATTTCTCATGGTCAAGACAGAGAACTGCTGTAGCAAGAAGGGAGATAACTCTTGCATATACAGATCCTAATACTAAGACACAGATAATATCTGCAAAAGCAATACCTGTTGACTTGGGATATATATTCTGGTGGTGGACTAAAGATTACGACAAATATAATCAGGTGGTAGAATCTTATAGCTGGTGGAGACAGCAAGATCCTAATTTAAGCATTAACTTTGATGATGCATATCCTTTAGAGCTGGATTTGCATTTTGGAGAAGTTGTTGACGAATCCACAGTTGAGACCATGTTTGATCAAGGATTGTATTTTGTAGGAAGTGCACCAATCAATGTTGATGCATGGTTTGTGGAAGGACTGTCTAATTATGCTATCCAAACGATTATTAAGTCCATTTATGACAGCACTGTTTCAGGACAGAATATTCTTATGGAAAGCGAAACTATAGTTCCAGATATACCATCGTAAGGAGGAATTAAAATGGCAGATCAAGCAACAATTGATTATTACATAAAGTGGAAGCATGAAAAGAACAGAGCCATAGGTTTGGGAAAAGTTAATTATGCTGCCAATTGCCAAATTGAGCTAGACAGACTGGAAGGATCAAATCCTGAATTGGTTGGATTAAACTGTAGCTGTGGTGTATATTCAGGATGCACAGGATAAACAATGGAAGATCTATTTGATTACATTAAAAGAATAACTGAAGGAGCAAAGCTGGAAGAAGTTCTTGACCAGCCAGACTGGGCTCTTGTCAGAAGACAATTATCTGTTCCTGATATGAAACCACAGTTGTTTGATGTAACAGTTGATGGCTGGATGGCGAGAATAGAGTATTGGGGAAAGATAAAGATAAGACACGAAGATCCTGAGAATAAGATAAGGCAGGACATATCTCAAGCTAAATTCATGCAGAGACTTACAGATACCAATCTTCTTAAGATGTTTGGGACATGGAAGATTGAAGAGTTTGCAATAAATAAACTTCAGATTTACAGAGACTATATAGGCATGGACGGAAATCAATATAGGGAATCGTTTACGATAGAAATTGATCTAAAGGACGAGCTAAAGAAAGCCATTAAACCAAAAAAGTTGTTTGGCTTATTCTGATAGCAAATTAAAGGAGGAGTAACATGAGCATATATCTTAGTGCTGGCGTATACGTAAGAGAGAGGGATATATCAAACATCATTCCAAATCTGTCTACAACAGTAGCAGCGATTGTTGGTTATTCCAATAAGGGAAGTGTTGATGATATAAAGTTGATAACTACACCTCAAGACTTTATAACAGAATTTGGCACTCCTGAGCTTGGGCAGTATTTTCACTATTCTGCTCTTGCCTTTTTGGAAAAGGGTAATAGAATTTACTGCCAAAGAGTGGTGAATGGTGCATTGTATGGTGGTGCATGGTTTATTGAAGATGCTGGCTCTGGTGCTAATACTGCATTAACCATCGGCATGTCATCTCCTGTTTACCAAGTTGTGTCTGGTCAAGATATTTTGTTTTATGTATTTGCAAAAGATCCTGGAGTATGGAATAATAGCATCTCGATAAAGTTGGACAACATTGATGCTGTAGAATATACCTTTGATATTGTTGTATATGAAAAGGATTCTGATGGCAACTATACCGAGATGGAGAGATGGACAGTATCAAGACAGACAAAGGTGGATGGTTTCGGAAGACAGCTATATATGGAGACAAAGATCAATGGATATAGTGCATATATAGTTGCAAAGGACAATATATCGGTGGCTGATACAGTGTTGCCTTCAGTTCAGACATCTTACCTTGATCTTGCTGGTGGAGCTAATGGTAGTGCTGTTACAGATTCACAGATCATAGCAGGCTGGGATAAGTTCTCCAATCCAGATAACATAGACATCAGAGTCATGATTAACGCTGGATATACTTCTGTGGCTGTTCAGACAAAGATGAAAACAGTAGTAGAGAGTAGAGTTGACTGTATAGCGATACTTGATTTACCTTATTCAGTTCTTACTTCGGTGTCAGCAATGGTTGCATGGAGACAGTCAACACAGATGTTTAATTCCAGCTATTGTGCATTGTATGCTCCTTGGCTGAAGATATATGACCAATGGAATGATAAGCAGGTAGAAGTTCCACCTTCAGGATATGTTGCATCGCAGATAGCATACAATGATTATGTTTCTGATCCTTGGTATGCTCCTGCAGGATTTAATAGAGGGTTGCTTAACATTCTGTCTGTAACCAATATATTCACAAAAGGAGAAAGAGACACCTTGTATCAGGCTCAGATCAATCCAATTCAGCTGTTCAGAGGAGAAGGCATAGCGATTTGGGGCAACAAGACAGAACAAACCAAAGCATCTGCACTTAGTAGTGTTAACGTAAGGAGAATGCTTATAACTCTTGAAAAGGCAATTGCTGTTGCTTTGAGAAGTTTTGCCTTTGAGCCTAACAACGAGATCACAAGACTAAGAGTTACATCAGTCTTGGAGCAGTATCTTGATCTGCTTTCATCTCGTGGAGCATTTCAGACTGAGCTTGGAGATAAGGGATATAGAGTTGTCTGCGATTCTACAAACAATACTCCAGCATCAATAGATGCTCTTGAGTTGCATGTTGATGTTTATCTTAAGCCAGTGAGATCGGCAGAGTACATACAGTTGCAGGCAATAATTACAACAACTGGAGCGTCTTTTGAAGAGCTCATTTCAAGAAATGTCTTGTTATAACTCTATCAAAAAGTAAAGGAGGATCACAATGGGTAATATGAGTGTAAATAATTTAAAAGCAAATCTCTCTAATCCTGCACGAAGCTATCTTTGGGATATAATAATACCAAACATGGTGGGTGGTGGAGAAACAGAGACGGTTATGCTGAGAGCCCAATCTGCTACTATACCTGGAAGAACACAGGGAGCGATACCTGTTCCGTATAAGCAGACAGGAGGCATAATGTTTCCTGGCAAGCTTGGATATGCTCACACATGGGCATGCACATTCATAGAGGGTGAAGATCGTAAGGTGTTTGATTCCTTCTATGCTTGGTTGCAGAATATTGTTCATGATGTTGACAACGTTGGCATTGGGGACATTAGTGTGAAGCAGGACATAATTCTTCAGATGCTATCAACAAAGGGCAACGAGTGGATGAAGATCAAACTGATTGGATGCTACCCAAGAGAAGTTGGAGATGTTGCCTTAACCTATGCAGATGAAGCAACCATAAACTTTGCTGTTACATGGTCATTTGACTCTTGGGTTCGCATGTAGCTGAAGGGGATCTAAATGTTCGGAATATACGGATACGACTTAGACATTTTAAGAAAGACCTTATCACTTCAGAGAAACTATAACTGGGAGATAATGCTTCCAGATATAGCTTATCTTCCTGGAACAATCGTCTCCTTGTGCTGTCAAGATATTAGATTTGGAGACTATGGCATGTCTGACATAGAGAGAGTCAGAAATGGTGCTTATGAATCTAAATATCCAGGATACATGACGATACCAGACATAGAACTGGTTTTTCTTAAACCTCTTCCTGATATTGTGTCTGCATATTTTTATGAGTGGAGAAAGCTGGTTGTTGATGATGTTGGATTCTATGGTGTTAAAGCTGATTATGCTAAGAGTATATGGGTTTATCTTTATGATGTTACAGGAGTAGCATTTAATAGGATTCAGCTTGTTGGTGTATATCCATCATCTCTCCCTAAGTATGATCTTTCATATACAGGAGAGGACATTACCAGATTAAGAGTTGGATTAAATGTTGATAGGATGGCATTTGGTCAATATCAGCCACCAGAGTATGTAGCTGACACTGATGTTCCAATAACGAGAAGTCATCTCGGATTCTCCATGGGAAGTGGAAATACAAATATTAGGCAGGCTACCAATGCTGCAGTGTTTCAGCCACAGTCAGTTGGAGTTATAGCTTCAAGAGTTAGCACATCAAA